TATCAAAATGTTTTTACTCTTGACGATGATGGGCTTGGCATACTTGATGAGGATTACCTAGAAGGCTCTACAACCTTCTTTGATGTGACCGCGTATGTAACAGCATGCACCATTAAGCGAGGCAGAGACAGCCAAGACGCACAGTTTGGCGCTGCGACATGCACAATTATTATTGACGACCTGCTAGGACAAGATAAGTTCAGTGTGGCAAATAGCGCAAGCCCTTACTGGAATGCAGACCGAGGGCGTTTAGGCTTCGAGCCACGCCGACAAGTACGCATCAGCAGGAACGGCGAATACTTGTTCACTGGTTTTATTGTGGGGTACGACTCGCAGTTTGGTATTGACGGGCACAACATTGTGACTGTGCGTTGCGCTGACGCATTTCTCAACCTATCAACAACAACAATAAATGGGTTCACGCCACCCGCAGAAAAATCAGGCGCACGCGTAGACCGCATACTTGGCTTACCCGAAGTTGGCTACCCATCAATACCTGCACCAATCATTGCTACAGGCGTTGCCAACTTGTCTAACCTTGCTATTGCTACACAAACACCATTGGCATACTTCAACAACCTTATTGAGGAAGCCGAGCAGGGTCGTTTGTATATTGACCGCAATGGCGCGTTGAATTGGGAAGCACGCACACCAAACAGCACAGAGGCATCACCAACGGTATTGTTTAATGACAGTGGTACAGCCATTCCGTATGAGTCGCTAGAAGTTATTTATGAATAGGTATCAACATGGCTGATAGCGTAGTACGAGCGCAATCAATTCGTCCCGACAGCATTCTTAACGATGTCACCATTATTGTTGCGCCAAACCCATCGCAGCCGACACCAACAGACCAACAGAGCACCGACACAACATCGCAAGACAACTATGGCGTTCAGAGCATTGTCATTACTGATAGCCCGTTATTAACAAACGCTGATGCGCTGCTTCTTGCTGAATACCTTTTGCGTGCAGACCCCAACTACTGGTTCACAGGCTTATCAATCAACATGCACGCCTTAACAGATGCGCAACGCTTGCAAGTTGCAGCATTAGAGATAGGTAGTTTCATAGGCGTAACTAAAACTTTTAAGTATGGGACACCATCATCGGTGCGCAAGAACCTTTATGTTGAAGGCATTGAGCATCACATCACACCACAGACGCATCACATTGACTTGCACTTTTCTCCAGTTGGCTATTCACAACCTTGGAATGGCGTAACGCCGACACTCACTTGGGAAAGCGTACCTGCTGGTCTATCATGGAGTAATCTGATATGGACAATCTTGTGAGGAAGCAATAATGGCAGGCACGACTACAAACTTTGCAATCCCGTATCCATCATCAACAGATTATGTAACCGATGGTGCAACAGCAATGCGGTCACTTGCCGACCAAGTTGATGCTGTTTTGTTCACTGGTTCTTCGTCGGGCAATCTGCTTATCAATGGTGCCATGCAGGTCAGCCAGCGTTCAGCAGTTGGCACAGCCGTTACAGGTTTAACTGGTACTGCATATAGCACTGCTGATAGATGGGGCATGAATTGCAGTTCACTAGGCACATGGACACAGACAACTATTGCTGATGCACCAACAGGTTCGGGCTTTGTTAATTCATTCAAGATGGCTTGCACAACAGCAAATGCTTCACCAGCAGCAGGTGCTTTCTGTTTCGTGTCTCAAAAAATAGAAGCACAAAACCTGCAAGCCTTACGCAAAGGGACAGCATCAGCACAAACAATGAACTTATCATTTTGGGTAAAGTCTTTTCAAACAGGAACTTATGTAGTTGAATTTTATGATGCTGTAAATACACGGTCTTTTTCTAAGGCTTACACAGTTACCACATCAAATACTTGGCAGTATGTGTCAATGCTTGTCCCTGCTGATACAACAGGCACAATGACAAACAGCAATGTAAGTGGCATTGAAATAAACTTTTGGCTTGGTGCAGGTACCACATACACATCAGGAACATTGCCTACTGCGTGGGGTGCAGTAACTAATGCCAATCGTGCTGCTGGTCAAACCAATGTGGCTTCATCAACTAGCAATGCTTGGCAGATTACTGGCACACAATTAACTGTTGGTTCTATTGCTACACCATTTGAATTCAAATCATTCGCTGATGACCTACGAGAATGTCAAAGGTATTATGAAAAAACATATGATATCGGCACATCAGTTGGTTCAGTTGTAAATGCTGGTTCTTTTGTTTCTTCACAATCAACAGAAAGTAGTGGCACTGTAAATTATACCATTACCTTCAAAGTACAAAAGCGCACTGCCTCACACACAATTTCTTTTTGGCAAAACAATGGCACATCTAATAAATGGTCTATTGGTTTTAGTGGGACAGATAGCAATGTCACACCAACTATTCCTTGGCGTGGTGAATATAACATTGTAGTTAGTTCTGCCTATGGTGGTTGTCCTGCTTGGGTTCCTGCACAGATACTTGGTCATTGGGCAGTAAGCGCAGAATTGTAATGAAATACTTTATAAGAACAACACAATCATCATTTGGTGAAATAGTAAGCATCGTGCGTGAACACAATGGTGAATATGCACATATTCCATTGTCAGAAGAAAACGCTGATTACTGTGCGTATCTTGCGTGGGTTGCTAAAGGTAACACAGCAAAAGAATGGATTGAAGAATAATGGCTGGTTTAGGTGCAAAACTTTTTAGTGCATACAGTAAATTAACGGCTGCACAAGTTAATGGTTATTTGATGGACCAAACCATTATGCGGTTCGCTTCTACAGCAGCCCGTGATGCAGCGTTTGGTGGTGCTGGTGAACCAACACTTGCGGAAGGCATGACTTGTTACCTTGACGATACGAATGTGTTGCAGTCATACACAGGTTCAGCGTGGGTGAGTGTTGCATCATCTAGCGGTGCTGTTTTGCAAGTTGTTTATGGTTCAACCGCATCGCAAATCACTAGCGCAAGCACCACGCCAGTAGACACGACACTTACGGCAACTATTACACCAAAGTTTGCATCAAGCAAAGTGCTTGTTTGTGTTGAGCAAAACGGTCTATTAAAAATTACTAACGACACATGGATTACCATAAATACATTTAGGGGGGCAACAAACATCGGCAACATAGGGGCACAAATTTGCGTGACTGGTTCAACCGCTACCAACGGTGTTGGTGGCTCTGGAATACAAATACTTGACGAACCAGCAACAACTTCTGCGACAACATATAAAACTTCATTTTTTTCAGGCAACAACAGCGCAACGGTTGCTGTGCAACACGCAGGCGCAAGGTCAACAATTATTTTGATGGAGATAAGCGCATGATTGGTTTAGAACTAGAAATGATGCTGGTAGAAAAAGGCTTTGAAACAGGCTGGGCGATAGCAGACGGCAAACTTGTTTTGTGGGAACACGAACAAGAACCACCTGCACCTTTAGTAAGACCAACACAAGATGAATAAAATAGCGGTTGCCGTTATTGGTATGGCTACTGCGTTGATAGTGGCGTAGTGCGGTGGCTTGTATTTGCGCCTGTGGCATTGCTTGCCGTTTTTAGTTCAGGTGTTCAAGCACAATCAAATGCCGGCATCAACACTGTTTATTATTCGGTGACGGATATTCCACCAACCAAATCCGATTACGCGTATGACCAATGCGGAAGCGAAATAGAAAACAACATCAACAGAAGTTTTGACGGTGAACCAGTTGATGGTTGTCCCGATGACATGTTCATGGCTCACTACACAGGGTTCATTACATTGCCACAGCACAACACAATCCGTTTTTGGTTGGCTGCCGATGACGGTGGCACAATGAAAATTGGCACTACCGAGTGGGGCAGTTGGAATGACAAAGGTTGTTCTGCAGAGGAAACAGATGCACTAACGCTCGAGGCTGGTGTGCCATTGCGTCTTGACGGCTGGTTCTACGAGAACGGTGGTAGCACTTGTTTTATGCTGGCGTGGCAAATTGACAATGGTGATTGGCAGATTGTGCCTGACGAGGCGTTCACAAGACGATTTGTAGAACCAGCCACGCCAACGAGTACCACACTTGTAGAAACAACCACAACGGAAGTTCCCACAACAACCACAAGCACAACCGTGCTGCAAGTACAGACAACAACCACATCGCTGTCAGTGCAAACAACTGTTCAGGCTTCCACTTCATCTCAGCCAAGCCCTACTACGACTGCAAGCACAATTGCGCCAACTAGCACACTCCAACAAACGACAAGCACAATATCTACATTCACAACTACCAGCGTATCAAATAACCCCACGACTACAACAACAGTTGATGAAGTTACTACGACCATAAAGAAACCACGCGCTGTAACGCCCTCTACTGCACCAACGACCACTATTGCGACACAAGCATCAACAACGACTTCGCTGCCAGCACAAGCGCCTACAGCAGCAATAGAGGCAAATGCGTCTGCAGAACAGGTCGCTACAGCCGTGAGCGCTATTTTGGAACAGGATTTAAGCCCTGCACAGTTCAGTGAGGCTGTTGGCACGGTCTTTACTGCACAACTAACAACAGAGCAATTCACGGCAGCCTTGGCAACTGTTTTTGATGCGCCAATTAGTGACGAACAGTTTGACGCAGTTATCAGCGCTGTCCTTGACGAGCCGTTGTCTGACGAGCAGTTCAATGAACTTGTTGGCGTACTGGAGAGCGACACTGTTACACCTGACCAAGTTGCTGCTGCTGTTGATGCCGTTATTGAGAGTGGTATTACCGAGGAACAGGCAACTGCACTTGCAACGAGCGAAAAGGTTTTGGCAAGCGTTGATGGCGACCAAGCGCACGCAATCTTTGATGCTGTAGATATTGGCAACATAACTCCCGAGCAAGCAACACAACTTGTAAGCGCTGTACAGAACGCGCCAACAGAAGTCAAACAAGCATTTGAGGCTGAGGTCAATGTGTTTGCTGGTGCTGTTGATACCTATGTTCCTATTGGCAGCACTGTGCCTGTGTCGTCTAGGCGTGTGTTGATTGCAATTAGTGCAGCCATGAGCGCTGTGCCATTGCCGACAAGAAAGACACGGTGATGTATTGCCACTCATACACCATGAGCAAGAATGTGCAGGCAATGAAACGAATTCTTGATGAGATTGCTGCGCTCATGTGGACTCTTATTGGCACAGGTCTTGTGTTGATAACGCTGAGTGGTGGTACACGCACTACTGGTATTTGGCTTGCAAGCATTGGATTGGCAGTCAATCTAGTAGCACTCTTTATGAAAGGTGGAGATGAATGAAAAGTATTTCTCTGCGCGTATTGGCAGTCTTTGGCTATTCGGCTATGGGCATTATTGGTGGCGCTGCTGTATTGGGCGACATTCCTGTATGGAAAGCAGCAGTCTTGGCAGGCATTGCAAGCGCATCGCAAGTGGTTGAAAAACTCGCTCGCGCATACGCCGATGACGGCAAGGTGTCTAAAGTAGAACTTGATGAGATATTTGGCACAAAGAAAGGCGCAAACTAATGGCACGCAAATACACGGGCAACACTGACGGAGTTAGCAAAGTTGGCGCACGCGCTGGCACAGTAAAACTAATGGAACTATGCCACAAGCGTTGGGGCTTTACTAATCTTGGCATCTTTGGCAATCGCCAAATGAAGAACCCGAAGGCTGTTGCTGGCGACCCGAAATGGCTTTCCGTGCATGCCACAGGGCGTGCAGTTGATATGGGTTGGACTGACCGTGCCAAAGCATTGCAAGCATGGGACTGGTTCCTTGCCAACAGTGCTGCACTTGGCATTGAGGAACTTCACGACTACGGTTTTGATGCCAATGTGACTGACAAGGTTGCTGGATGGGGTCGTGGGTATAGGTGCAGTCGCGGAGAAGGCTCAGACCCTAAGTCGGTCAAGATTTATGATGCCAAAGAGAATGCTGGCTCACAAGGTGGGCATTGGTTGCATGTAGAAATCTCTCCTGCAATGGCTGACGATGCTGCCAAGTTTGAGGCTGCATGGCGTGCCTTGCCGAAACCTGAATGAATGAAGCCATAACTGTTGCAGTGATTGGCGTGGTAGGCATTGTGCTTAGTGCGCTCATCAATCGTGGTCGCAAAGAAAACAGCACCGACCATGCCACAGTTGTGCGTGGACTTGAGCGCATAGAAAACAAAATTGACTCGCACATCACCGACCATGCCCGAGGTGATTTGTAACAGGTGTGTTGGCACGGTGGGTTGTTCGCTGCCACTTCACCGTGCCACCACTTCACTTGGCATGTCTAACCTTGTAACACCCTTGCTGTACTATCAACAGCATGCATATTAAACAAATCACAAAACCAACACACGGCAGTCTTGAGTGGCAGCAAGTGCGTCATCGCAATAGTGACGGATGCGTTGTAGGCGCAAGCGAAGTCAGCACCATCATGGGATGCAACCCATACGAAACACTGGCTGACATTGCAATACGCAAACTGCAACCCCCACAAACAACAGACACCAATGACGCAATGGTGCGCGGAAATGTTTTAGAACCTGCGTTAATAACTCATGCAGAGAATGTAATGGGTATTGAGTTAGTTGTTCCCGATGTGATGTACAACAATGGGCGCTTCATTGCAACACTTGACGCACGCGGAAGGTACGAGCATGCAGTCATTGTGGAAGCAAAGACCAACAACCATTGGGCGCTCGGTACGGAACTACCTATCGCGTGGTACTGGCAGGCGCAGGCGCAAATGTATTGCACGGACACAACAGCAGTGCATTTCGTAGTGCTTGACAAGAACATGCGATTGGGCTTTGACCGCGTTGCGCGTGACGAGGACAGCATTGCAAGCATGGTTCATCATGTAGAGCAGTTCTGTGCAGCCATTGACGAAGAACGACTACCGATGGAAATGGACTTAACAGCGCCACAAGTAGGGCTGCTGCACCCACAAGGCGCAGGCGAAGTAGAACTTGACGGCACTGCATTGTCTTTGATTGAAGAATGGGGCGCTGTAAAAGACGCACTGAAAGACTTAGAGAACAAAGAGAAGGCAATTAAAGATGCACTAGCAAACATGTTGCGCGACTCGGAGTTCGGCACAGTGTCAGGGCAGCGTGTGTTGTCCTTTAAGACGCAGACCACTAAGCGCTTTGACACCAAGGCACTGCTTGCCGACTTCCCTCAATACAACGACAAGTACACAACACAGAGTTCATTCCGTGTGTTGCGTGCAGTTAAATAATCTCAACAACAAACAAGGAGACAGACAATGGAAATTGTAAAACTACTAACAAAGGTGATGGAAGATGCAGGTGCTGTGCGCAAGACAGAGCGCAACACGCATCAGCAATTCAACTTCCGAGGCATTGACAATGTTGTTAATGCTGTATCGCCTGCACTGCGTAAGCATGGTGTGGTCGTAGTGCCAACACTTAACCACATTGAGTATGAGCAGGTAGAAATTGGGGAACGCAGAACACGCATGGGCTATGTGCGCATCAATGTGACCTACACCTTTTACGCACCTGACGGCACAAGCATTGCAACAACAGTGGCAGCAGAGAGTATGGACAGTGGCGACAAGGCAACAGCAAAGGCAATGAGCGTTGCTTTCCGTACATGTTTGCTGCAGACCTTGTGCTTGCCAACAGACGAGTCAGACCCTGATGCGGATACTTATGTGCGCAGCGATGCGCCTATGCGTACATTGCGTGCAGTTGATGCCCCTGAACCTGCTGCAAGCAAGTCTGCTGCAAGCAAGCCCGAGCCAGTTGCAAAGGCAGCCGAGGCAGCCAAATCACGCGCTGCTGTAGGTAGCGCTGCAAGGCAGCCAGCAAAGAAGGCAGGCAATGGCGTAGTGACAGA